AAGAAAATTGATCCGGTAATTCTGTTAGTATTTGGAATATCAGATAGATACACATCTTGTGAAATTCCACTTACTTTAAATGCTGTAGATTTCACATTATATCCACTCATACTATTAATGTGAAATTCATTTCCAAAACCAATTGAATACTCGGCAAAACTATTCAAAGAAACTCTAAGATCTCTTCTTATTTTAATATTCGTAATATTTGAAGTTACAGATTCGTGACTTTCATCAATTATTTTTAAAAACTTACTGTATTTAAATCTTGCGCCATACTTATTTAATTCTGTTGATTCTGAATACTTAGTTGCATTTGATTGAACAATGCTAGAAACAAAAGATGAACTGGGGGCAAGATTGGTGTTATAATAAACTTTAGAATCTATTTCAATATAAAGATATTTTAAATCTAGAATTTCTGGTACAATACCAGATACTGCATATTTTTTGAGTTTAAGTTTAATATTTTCTTTGACTAGATTTGAAAGAAAATCTCCGCTTCTTGGTTTAATGCTAATAAAAACCTTTCCATACTGTGGTGGAATTAATTCTTCTCCACCAAATACAGATATTGATTCTGTTTCTGGATAAATTTTTGCAGGTATTAATGTTTCGTAATCATTTGCCGTTACTGCTCTATTTTGTGACGAATATATTCTTGGCGCGTATTTTTTTATTGATTCCAAAGATTCAATATTTTCTCCACCAGAAGCAATTAACCCAGTAGTTAACAAAGAAATTCCCGATGTTACCGTATATTCTGTAGAGTTTCTTGTATATGTTAATCTTCCAGAATAAGAAAATTGACTTACTCCATTTGCAGAATCTCCATTTGTAGTAATATATGCTACCTCTATATAATTTCCCTCTTCAAGTGCTTTTCCAAAAACATTATCTCCAAAAATTAATTCATATCTTTCATTTTCAATTTCCTGAATGAAATATATTTCAGACTCTTTATTAATTTCAAAAAGGCTGTCTTGAAGATTATATTTTACGGAAACTGATGATTGTTGATTATTTTTTACGATTACCGAAATTAAATCAGTATCGATTCCTGAGTTTGGTAAGATATATTTTTGATTTGGATTTCTAGACGTATATGTAAAATTTGAAGTTAAAAGTGTTCCTTCGTAGATCAATATATCATTAAAAGTTGCAATACTATCAAAGACGGGAACTGTAATATCCTCTAATATTGAAAAGACGAAAGATTGATTGCCAAATGTTCCTGAAGTGCTTGCTACCGGACCTTTTTTGAGAGTTAATGAAACTGGAGTTGGTACGATGCTGGAACAGTCTACAAAAAAACTTATTGTTGCTCTAGATGATTTTTTTGATCGCGGAACATATCCAATATTTCTTGCAAGTGCAACAACATTTTCTCTAAGTGTCGCACTGTCAATGAATACCTCATTTGCAACCATATTTGCATTATATGAGGTAATGTATGTGTTATATGCCAAAACATCAAGAATTGTTGAAAGGTTAGACCCTTCGAAGTCATAATCTGTAAAATTTGAATTTGCTTTGAGGTAGTCTCTAAGCGTTGTTTTAATCTGGTCAAAATCCAGATTTGTAAAATTAACTAACGGCATTTACCTTGTTGGTTGCAATACAAATTGTAGTTGTTGCGCTGGAACATCTGCTCCAATGATATTATAGATTACTATTACATCAAAAGAGTTGTTATCATAATCCGGATATGCTTTAACATCAATTAATTGAACTCTTGGTTCATAATTTTGAATTGATTGTTTAATTTCATCAACAATTACTGATGCAGAGATATCATCAATGTTTTCAAAAAGAGTCCTGGAGATGTTTGATCCAAAATTTTCATTAAAAAATTTTTCTCCGGGAACAGTAAATACAATATTACGAATTGAACGAGAAATTGCAGATTCATTTTTAAGGGCAATCAGGTCATTATTCAAGGGATTAACTTGAAATGACATACTAACATCTTTAAAACCCTGACTTACCCTTTCTAGAGGCATTAGATATGATAATTCTGTCTTATTTATTAACTATTTTTGGACTCATAAAGAGGTTCTGTTCCATACTCCCAGTCATCATAATCCTCATCGTTACGAATTTTTTCGTGAATTTCATTTTGATGAAAAAAATCATGCTTTTTTGGTGTTAAATCATCATTTTTAATCTCACGAAGCATCTTTTGCTTCTCTATTTTTGATTCCCAACCATATTCTGATGATAAAAATTCAGTTCCCCACTCATTTTTCATAAAATTTTCATCTTTATCGACTTGTTTGGTCATTTTTTTGCTCCTGATTTGTTAAATCAGAACTTTTTACGGGGTTGCTATCCCGAATTTCTTTAATTTCGTACATAAAATCGTCTGATGTCTCTATTTTACGACGATTTTCAACAGAATATTCGGTTAAATCAATTTCATATCCTGGATTTTTGGTAATTCTGTTGCGAGTCCATGCATCGTCATACCATAAAATCTTATTATTTGGGTATGCATAGAAGTTTCCATTGTCCATTTTGAAAAAATGAGCACATTTGTGCTCTGGAGTCTCACTAAAGTTGGTATTCAACGTTGATTTTGATTCCCATGACCAATCAAGAGTGAACATATAGGTTCCTTCATTCTTTTTCCCCTTATAGTTGATCAGTTCAGCACGTAAGTTAGACAATCTTGAACGTACTTGAACATCAATATAAGGAGAGAAACAATCCCACCACATACACTCTTCCAATTCGGGAACTGGTGCATTAGGTTTCCAACAAAATGCGTGAATCGGTCTACGAGTCCAGTTCACCCCATTCTCTAAAAACGCTTCAAAGAGGGGTACGTGCTTCTCTAAGGACGCTACAGAGTGTACATCGCATAAAGTTACCTCTCCGTGCCCTTTTTTATGATTATAAAGAAACTCATTACGAATATAACAAGTAATCGTTGGAAGGTTGTGATTTAAATAAGACATTCGGAAGTTTTTTCTGTTTTTGGTTTTATGATTTGGGATTTCCGGATTCCTTCAAGACGAGCAACGACGGCGCTTCCGGTAATTAGTTATAAAAAATAAAAAAAGCACTTAGATAAACCTCTAAGTGCTCTGAAGATTATTTACCTTGTCCTCGATAAGGTTTTTTTGCTTTGTTTCTGCTGGTTGCAGCATACTTTGTATTCTTCCCGAGTCCCTGTCGAGTATTTTTTGGGTGTGATTCAATTTGTGCTGAGCCACTCAGAGATTTACGATTTGCCATTAAATTTCCTCCAATTCAATGAGTTCTGGATATAATTCTTCTCCTTCATAAAACTTTTCAGAGAAGTCTTGAAGAATCTCACTACATTCTTCTGCAGTGAGATTCATATAAATTTTACGTCCTTGATAAAGTACGTTATATTTCTTCATTAGATAATGCGAGTCTTTTCGTGCCCAACACGGATACGGGGATCACACCAGATCTCAAATCCTGCATCTTTTGCATCAAGACAGAATGAAACATCCTCGCCACACATATCTTGAACATTGCCAGACTCAAAGACTTGCATCTTTGGAGCAAACCAAGGATACTCAAGATTTTCAAAAACACCTTTTTTAATCAGAACCCAACCAAATCCTGTATAATCAACAGTAAAGGGTTTTTTACGTTTTGAGATTGATTCTACAGTTTCGTGATTCATCACTCCACCATTCTTACGGAAATCATCTTCCTCTAACCAGTGTGCGACAGAAGTTGTGTGTCCATCTTCAGTCGCATACCACCCAGCAGTGATTTCACGTTCTGTGCCATCTTCTGAAAGAGAAAGATCACAGAGTTGCCAGAACTTATTTGTGTCAAAAACAATATCACTATCAATCCAAAGTTGATAATCATATTGTAGTTTACCATCCCAAGGAATCTGCTTTGGTCCACGTAATACATTTGCACCAAGACACTTGCAACGTGCAAAATTAACCATCGACGAATAATCTTGAGAGATTTGAATGCTCATACCGTTCTGTACCATATCAAAGCACAGTTGTACAAAGTTCTTCAGAAAAATAAAAGAGCACCCGCGACCAGGGAGACAGAATACAATGCTCTTTCCTCGCATTCTCTCTTTAATTGCATCAATATCCCATTCTTCAGTTTTGGGCTTTGGTGATGTTGCCTTTACAGTAAATCCTTTTGCCATAAGATTGAATAACTTTCAGTTCAAATTTTAACAGTTTATATATGTCTTGTCAATGTGAAGAATTGAGTGATACCTCTTTATTAATAAGCAATTCCTCATATGACAAATCCTCAACAACATAGTCGGTTTTCATAATACCAACCATATTATTGAGAGTGTTCCAAGTTGTTTGAAACTCTTCTTCTTTAATTGAATGAAATAAACATCTATCTTTTGCATAGATGTGATAAATCTTTTCCATACAAAAAATATCTCCGGAAAATTTTTGTAACAAATCTTATTTTGTTACTGCATTATATATGACTACAAACAAAAAACCAACGGGCGCCCATACAAGTTTTGGATAGCGAATGATCCATCCTGCAAGTATAACTTTCCAGAATGTCCAATATGGTCCACGACGATGATACCTGCGGGAATATTGTGAGTGCATTTTACTTCCGGAAATTTTTTTATAAGAGTGATATTTAGAGGTCGATTTGTCACCTCTGTAGGTTAGGGTAGTATGCCTTTTTTAATACGGGGGGGCATTAATAACAACGCCGCCCGCCGCTATAACCCCCCGACCGCAAAACACTGCCAAACGACGATATTAACGCATAAACATACTGCCGTTAGCATATACTTATGAGTGTAACATAAGTGCCCTCCAGTGTCAACCAGAGGGCACACAGTAGGTATCAATCAGAACTCGATATCTGCCTCCTCACTGTCACTCACAGTATCAGCAACAAGTGTATCCAGGATCTGAAGAATTTCATTTCCGTTGTTACCTTGTGCCAGAAGAGAGATGAGAACTTGCTTGGACATTTTGTGTTTTGTGTGTTAGTAACTGTGTGAAGTGAGTGTCTTTATAGGGCGCATCTCATTCCCCTTGATTGTCAGTATCGAATGACGTGATTGATATAGTTTAGACCCCAGGAGTAAGCATCATCAGGATCCTTCAATGTTTGCTTGACGGTATACTTGTAACCGTCTTCAGTTTCATACTGATAGACCCACACATTCCATCTGCCAGACTTTGCTTGTTGAACGAAAAATGGGCGGGTTTCAGTGTTAGAAACTAGCATGAACTTGTAATGAGAGAGTGTTACTTAAGATCAGAAATCGAACACGTCAGAGTTAAGTTGAACGACGTTAACTTTCGGATCGGCAAACTTCACGCCGTCCTTAGTTTCACGCACTCCATACTCATCATAGAGACGATTTACAAGGGTTTCATAATCACCACACTCAGCAGCAAGGTGATACAAACCCTCGTCATTGTTGATCCACAGTGCAACATTCCAGGTCTCATAATTCTCCCAACCGTTATACTCAGTAGAGAGCAGATTGCGTTGGTAAGATGCAGTCATTTGGTGAAAAAGTGTAGTGGGATTTGTGTGAGTGAAAGGGATCAAACTTGTGCGGGAGGCATTGCACCAGCGAGCATCAGATCCAGGTTGGTTGCATTATGACGCTCTTCGATTTCATCGCAGGAAGTATAATCGCCTTCGGTGCGAATGTCGTGCATAAACTCATACCAAGCATCGAACAGATCCCAACTTTGAGCAGCGAGAACTTGGAAGGCATTCTCGATAGCGAAGTTTAGAGCAGTTTGAGACATTTAGTGTCGTCTTGAGAGTGTCAGTGTGGGAGGTGTCTTTGTGTCCCCCCTACACTATAGGAACACTTTGGAGGTGAGCTATTTTAATCGCGGAAAATTACCAGCGATCAGGAGTACTTAGGTCCTCAACATATGCATCACACTTCTCAGCAGGTTCCAACTTAAAGAGTTTCTCCCAGTTCAATTGATGCGGATCAAAGTCACTCATTACGTCCAATTCTAGAGTGACTCTATAACGCTGCTTCTGTGCTTGATGATACGCAACTGACATAAGTGGTGCTCCTGACGTGTATGTGAGTATCCTAAGATGCCTTGTCTGGATTGTCAAGGTGGTGGGAGTATTTATGAGTGCCGCTGATATTTTGTGAGGGGTATGTGGGGATTTTATGATATTCCGGGTCTTGACATTTTGCGGGTGACCGTGTTATAATGCGCACGCTTAGATCACAAGACTTGGACACATTTAATTGCTTATAGGTTACAAGGTCTAGGCACATTTAATTGCTTATA